CCTGGTATACCAGTTAATGGAGCTGGGCAAAATGGTTCTAACTCAAAGTCAGCATATAAGCAGGTTATGTCCATCTGAAAGGTGACAGTTGTAGGGAATGCATTAGGTTTTGGTATAACCATATAGGAGTTTCCTGGAGCTGTTGCTGTAAGAGTTACCCCTCCCGCTGCTTCATTAGCGTAGGGTCCAAGTGTTACGGCTACACCTGTGTTTTCCCATTGAGTCAGACCTGCATCAGGAAAATTAGCGTTGTAATTATATACCTCACCAGCCAAAGTAGCTGCGTTACTACCATTAGCATTTGTTAAAGGTAAGGCGCTACAATCTCCTGTTGGAGAAACCAATCCTATCACACCTTGAAGGTATCCGTGTTGAACGCTGGAATATTCAGAGGCTGTAGTTCCATCATAAGTCCATTGGAATTTTACATTAGAATCATAAGGATTTGTTCTAACTATAATAGCTCCAGTCGCTTCGCCAAGATCTACAGTAACATTATATGTACCAGAATTTTCATATAATTGATATGCTGGTGAAACAGTAGATGCTCCACAAGATGGGTCGCAAGCAGAGCACGGCAGTATCGCCCCTAAAACTCCACTAACTTGCTCTCTATATATGCCTCCAAATCCATAGAAACCATCAGGTGCTACAGTTTGTAAAGAAGCATCCGTATATATTGTCGATGCATCAGTAAAAGATGTTTGATCAAAATAATATGTTCCTGTTGTTGCCATAATTTAATTTTAACAAGTTCCGTTTTCTACGACTATTCCATAACTATTTACATAAATCCACTGCTTAGGAGATGGAGATGGTTGAGATACTCCAACAACATAATATCCAGCCCCAAGAGGTGTTGATCCATCGCAGTTTGTTCCGCTGAAACAAATGTCTCCAGTAGTAGGGATATTGTTTTCTCCATAGAATGAGTTTTCAGACCATCCATTACTATTGGTATTTGTTAGGCAAGCGCCAGACTGAGTGACCTCAACTGGACCAAAGAAAGCCTGCTTACAGTCTTGACTGCAACCACAACAAGCTTCGTCTGAAGAGATGGCATCGTAGCACAATGATGAAGATGTTATACTTCTTAGATCCCATACTAAATATAAGTACTGATTTTCAGAAGGTATACTTAAAGCTGAAACAGTATTTGTATACACGCCAAAAGATGGGTTTGATATAGATCCTGTAATTTCATTTAATAAAGGTAGCAGATCCAGCACTTCTTCTTCTGTATACAAGGTGTTTGAAGATAAGTACTTGAAAGAATTGTTAGACTCGTTGAAGTTAAAAGTGTCCGAACCCTCTTTCATTATTGACATTGTTAGGTCAACTCCATCGTAAGGGAATGTACCAACAGACCTTTGTCCTGTTGAAGAAATATATTCAGAAGGTATTGACAATCCCAACGAAGCTAATCCATTTGTAGATGGGCTTGATGTCAATCCGTCCGACCAGTTATATCCAAAATGAGTAAACTGTCCAGCCACATCTTGACTATTTACAACAACCTGCACCACTGTTATCTCTGATACTGGAGGGCATTTTACTGTAGCCGAATATGTAGCTGTTGATTCAGCAGGAGTTATAGTAACATCAACCGTGTTTGGTGAAGCGGATGTTTTATCGAACGATAAGGTTCCTCCTCCACTCACTGGATCTGATGGGCCATAATTTGTACCATTCCAAGAAAAAATAATATCTACGCTGCCCTCTGAAACATTATAATCGAAATCAATTTCACCAACTGATGATCCTAAATCTACACTATACGAAAGTGCTCCAGCTGCATCTGACTGCTCTACCTCAGTGCCACATCCAACTATGTTATCCTCTGACGGTATTTCTCTATTGTTTGTTGATAAAACAAACTCATCCATATAAGGATCATATCCGCCTAATTTCTGAGTGTTAGACTGTTCGATAAATTGGTCTCTAAACCAAGACCTCATTCCCATGTCTGATATTACCGTTAGCTGATCACTGTTGGCACTTGCTCCCTGAAGCATTAGAACAGCGCTTCTTTTTACATCAGTAAAGAACATCTTACTTCCCCAAGAAACAAAACTTTCTGGGTTAAAACTTATTCCGTACTCCTCTATTCTTGCCACTTGAGTTCCAAGAACTTCTGGAACAGAAGCAATAGCACCACCGCCTGTGGAGTCTGTTATAACATTCTTTTTAGACAGAACATATGATATTCTATCTTCCTGTAAAACAAGTATATCTGTTTCACGAGAGTGAAGCTTCATTACTGGTCCGAAGGAAGATTCTAAATCTTTATAGTTAACTAACCCTAAATTGAACTCATTTAGATTGTTTACATTCGAGCTTGGCTGTATCACTCCGCTGTATGTAAGAGAGTTGAATCTGTCAGCCTGAGCAAAATCTTGATTAGAAACAGCTAAAACTCTTTCTCCTAATTGAAAGGGCATAGCCACCCATCTATCTTGTATCTTATAACTTTCTACTCCGTTTCCAAAACTATAGCAATCTGCATTACTAAGCAATGCCTTAAATGCAACATCAGCCGAAAGGTCTTGGTCTTGATCACCATCTCTTGTACCTGACATATGGTTTCCATTAACAATATCATATGTCTCTGATGCGTCATAAAATAAATTAGGATCTGCTTCAGTAGGCTCTGTTTCAAAAATAAGTAAGCCTCCTGTTCTTTGAACCTCTATTAGCAACTCAGTATTACCTGGTCTCTTATCAGTTCCATTCCAGTTAGCGCACTTAGGTATACACCCTCTATTGTAAAAGTATTGTAATCCAGATGCGTTTTCATATATAAAAAGTTTAGTGTGAAAACAAGAACAAGGATTAGATGCGTTTGAAGAATAAGGACCTGTTCCTCCATTATCAAACCATGTAGCTGATGTTTCGTTAGTATAGCCAGTGGACGGGTCTATACCATCCCCTATCATCCATTCATAAAAGTTCGGATAATCTTGAGTAACGGTAAATGTTTCGTCAAACTTATACTGCTTCGCATCACAAGTATCGTTTTTATGACCTCTCCAATTGTTAATATAAATTCTTACTTTAGATCCTGCTGGCAAATCTACATTAACATTACTTACTCCATCATTATAAAAAAGAGGAACATTTACAGTTTTATTTGTAGAGCAGCTTGTTGAATATGATTTTATTTTTTCAATTCCAAAATTCAAATTAGCAAATGGTATCTCTGAAGTAGCAAATCCACCTGGCTTAGCTATCATATAAAGACCTGGTAAACTATCTGTGTTTCCTGGAACCTCTCCGCCTGCAAAGGCTTTAACCTCCAACACCACAACCTCTGTGACGCTATTGACAACACCTTCAGTGTCGCTTTTTACATATAAAACATCACCAGCCTTTACAAATGAGGTTGAATCTCCCTCAAGTTTAAAATAAACTATTTGCGGAGCGTTATCATCTTTATAAAAAGTAGTTACATATAAAGTATTGTATTCGCCTTTACTTGGCTTTACAACAAACTTAAATTTTTTAGCCCAGTATGGAGGAGGACTACTTACTGTTGCTCTTATTTTATTCTGTAATATACTTGTTTCAGGACCAAAGTTTACCGTGTTGTCCTTAGAAACCAAAACTGTAGATGCTCTTCCGTAGTCATCCATGTAAACTATTCCTGTTTCGTAATTTCTATTACTATGTAAGCTTAGTGTATTTTCGGTTTTTGTATATCCTGCTGAAGAACCAAAAGCATTGAACTCAAAATACTCCCATTGATTACTAACATCCCCACTAACAGGGTCTTCGTAATAGTACTGTACAGCTGGAACCTGTAAGTTAAATGAAGTTCCACCCCCACTGGTTCCAAAAAGAAATCCTTGCTGAACACAGTTTCCAACAACGGTTGGATCTCCGCAGTTTCCTGTTATAGAAGAATTTATTAATTCTAAATCTGTACCAGGAATTGGTGACTGAATAGCTTGATTAAACCTATCTGTTAAAGTGACACCCTCATCTAAGGTTGCTATTGGCTGATAGTTTCCGATTGACTCTGCGCCTATAGACTCTTTAAATTCCAAGCTATTTATCATAGATGAAACAGAATTGTACACTTGAGTAGCTGTAAAACTAAAAGATATATCAAAAGGTATACCTCCATTTTGCTGAAACGATAAATCTATATCTGGACCATTACCTTCAGGTGTGAAGTTTGGGGAAGATACTAACTCAAGATTAAATCCAAATGTAGTTCCAGCAGCTATAGGTGTTTCAACAGCTGATAAGTCGAATGATATTTTTGCGTCAGGAACATTAGGATTTGAGGATGGGTTTATAGTGTATGTAATACCATTAAAAGTAAACGGCTCATCTAAATCAACTCCGCTTACAGATTCACTGACTGGAGAAGTAGAGTAAGATATTTTTATATCTGTACCTGGAGAACTCTGTATATCAAACTGATCTACATAATTTCCATATATCAATCTATTTCCTTGTATTGTTTGTGCTTGAGCCTTTTGAGGAACATTATCATAAAGTCTAAGAAGTTCGTCAGAACCCAATACTGTGTATATCTTAGAGTTGTCAAAAGTAATTGTCTGAGTAGTATTGTCAGACCATCCATTATCTTGCTTATTAAATCTTTCAATAACATATATGGTATTAGTGTTCGCTGGCTTATACAAAAGATCTACCTGCTTAACTCTTTTTGACCCAGTAGAAAAACTAACAAACGCTGCGTTATATGCATTAACCATTCCAGCGTTGTAGAAGTTTAATGAGTCAAAACGAAAAAGTCCAGGCTGAAAAGCTGGCTGTGTAAATAAAGATGTTGCTGAGTATTCTCCATCTTCATATCTATATCTATAAGCAAAAGATATAAATTTGTTTACAATATAATTTTCATCTCCTGGTAAAATAGTAAGCTCTACATCTGGAGCTGTTAAAGGCTTGTATCCTCCAACTGACTTTTCGTATCCTGGAGGTTTTTTTATTACAGACACATCTTCTTCTTCTATCCCATCTACACCAGCTGAAGGATCGTCATAATTTCTTTTTACATTTACACACCTGGGAGGATTTAGATTATCAGTAAAAAACAAAAGATCGTCTATCTTATTCACTCCTGTTATTAAGTGCTTAGGACTGAAGTTTAAAACAGAAATAGATGTTACATGATATGTAATGACATTGTTATTTGTATTGTAAGAAACTATCATATCTACCTTTCCAGTAGGAGAACTGGTATTTGCAGGGTCGTGAACAAACCAATACATAGTTTCTGATATACCTTCTTGAAAAGCTCCTATGCAAACAGCTGATCCGCTTAAGGTTGATCCTGCATAAGAAAGTGTAGTAAGACGAGTATTGCCTTTAGAGTTTTCTACAGCCCCAATCTCTGTGGTTTCTGTAGAACCCAATCTAACATTACGAGCATCCACATACTCTCCTTTAGGGACTAAGCGTTCATCAACGCTTTTATTCATCCTCCCTAATATAAAATTACTTGAGATGTTTTTACTCATATTACTTCATCCATTTATCCTGACCTCTCATGTTCATTAAGAGTCTGCCTGGGTGTATATTACTTAATCTTAATTTAGCATTTCTAAGGAGAGACGATTTGTCTTTTCTCGCTCTGTTAACTATATATTCCTGAACTCCAAATTTGGAATTTAATATAGAGTATTTTATATAAGCGTATATAAACTCTTCAAACATTTTATTAACACTGACCGAAGAGTCATCTCCTGTTTCCATGCCGTCCGAAACATACTCTAATACAATAAACCTGCTTTCGAGTCCTGAGCTAAAGTTAATAACACCACCTCTTTTATCTATACTAAAGGTTGGGTTTGAGTTTGCTGTCTCTGTGTTCAATCCGAATCGTGTCCCTATACCATAATCAAAATACCAACACCCGTCTACGCAGTATCCAAGCTCACCGCTATAAGCACCTCCGCCTGGATAGATACTTGGAGCTGTACCAGCTATTCTATCTATTGTTAATTTTGAATCCTTTGGCTTCAATACATTACCATCTATATCAAAAAGTATTTTGTACTCATTATCTTGAAGGTAAGCTCCACTCCAGTTAGTTTGAATATTTTCCGTTAATGGTCTTAATACTTGACCATCTGTATACTCAGATATTCTCACCCAATTGACATAATCTTGCGGCAATATAAATCTTAACTGACTATCCACCTGAAGCTGAAGGATTTTAATTTCCTTCATAGCGTCATAGTTCAATTCTTGTATACCACGCTTAGCATGAAAAAGAACTTGATACCTTTCTACATTGTTAATCAACTCGTTGTTGCCTTGATACATCAACATAAAATTGTTAACAATATCATCAAGACCAACATACTGGTACGACCCCCAGTTAGCATCTTCAGGAACAAGTCCTCCATTTTCGTAATATTGATAATCTGTTATATATGACATATTAGCTTGTTTCTTGTGTATCTAATCCTTCTTCTTTTGCTCCGAAATTGTAAACATCTGATTCTCTAATCTCTATACCAACGTATTGACATATCTTGGCAATCAATGTAGGCTCGTCTGATAATGGCAACTCAAAGTCTTGATAATCTGGTTGAGAGCTATCAAAAACAGGAGCCCCCATAGAGCCTATAGACATATAAGTCCACTTTG